TTGCCGTGATACTTCCAAAGGGAGGTACGGGACTTAAAGCCCAGGGCCCGCGCCAGTCCGGCGGTGGTGGGCGGCTTCCGGCCCACGAAGATGGGCTGGGACTGCTTGTCCAGCATCGGGTTCCCATTCGCATCCAGCAGCAGTTCCCCTTCGCACGCTTCAAAGTAGCGTTCAATCAGATCCACGATCTGATCCTTGCTCGTGTATTTCGGCGGGATCCCGCCTCTTCGTCCCATTCGCTTCACCTCTCTTCTGGGGAATTTGGGTATAAAAATACCGGCGGCAGTGCAAATGCTGTCGTCGGCTTCGTGTTATTCTTTCAAGGGCATAAAAACAGGACGCATTTCTGCGCCCTGAGGCAAGTGCCCGGATTTCCACCGGGGCGACGGCTATCACCGTATGCTCATCCTACATTACTGCTTGCCTCTTCTAGTGTACCACGGTCTCTGTACATTATCAACCATTTTACGCTCTTTCGTCGACAGTCCCGTGGCTCCTTTGGGGCCGTCATTCTCGTTATGTTCATAACCATGATGGACATGGGGGATCATGCCTTTGTGCTTATGCCCCAGGTCTATTGTTTTTGACCGCTTGTTTTGAGTGTCATAGTACGAAATGTATTTAGGCTCGTTATTTGCCCCCAGTGTAACATATACACGGCCCGTTGTCATAGTTTCAAGTGGGGCGGTTGAACTTCCCTCTTTGCGTTTAACAAACTTGATATTTCCAACAGCCCATACGGACTTATACTCCGTTCCGTAGGGCTTGCCGTTATCGGACATCCCGCTTGACGCTCCTCTACCACCCATTACGTTGCACCCTTTTCGTTTTTGGGTATGATCTGCTGTACATATTAATCTACACCCCGGTTTCCCACGAAATCTTTGGGCATCCAAATGAATGCGGTCATGTTCATGGTTTCTCCGGTTTCTCGCATCACCACAATGGGGCTTTCTCCACCGTCTTGCTCTGTGCCATCATCCCAGGCGAAAACATAGGCGTTTGTGTATTCCATGCAACTGTTGATTCTCCGCTTCTTTGCTCTTGCAATTGCAAGGCACTCCTCAAAGGTCAACATACTGTGCTCCTCCTATTCTGCAATTAGCCTCGTTGTCTCTGCCACACAAATTCTTTAGACCGGTCTGAAATTCTCAGATTGTCCGTCCGTGTCAAGGTAACTCGGTTTGTCTCCGCAACTTTCATCAGATTTTTCATATCTGCATTGGTGTATCTTTGCCCAACTTGCGCATCCACATAATAGAGACGCCCGCCTCGGTTCTCCACGTTAAAAACGTGCCCAAAAGATCTGCCTCGATACTGAATGCGAATGATGGCACGGGATCCGTTTCCGTATTCCTGCATTTTGCCTTGGATATTACTGATCACTCGCGTTTCAGCGCGGGCGTTGTTCCCGCTTGCTCCGACAGGATCTGTCTTGGCGTGCTGAAATGCTCCACGCCACCGGCCGTTACTCACGCCACCGATGTTGAGATTCTGGGGCCATTTATCGCCGTCGTATGTCGCCTGGGCAATTACATCATACCCGCGCCGCCTGAGCTCATATGCAACCACACACCGCTGACAATTCTCAGAGTATTCCGAATATGCTGTGGAGTAATAGGGGTTTGCATTCTCCATTGCATCCGTTATGGACTTTGCTTTTCCTTTTGTGCCCAACGCCTCCCGCAGGGTTTTGGGCGGCTGCTCCATTATAGCATTGCTCTGATAGCGGTCGCTCTCACTTGGTGGGATCGAAAACTGTAGCCCCGATCCTGCCCCTCTACCTCCCATTATATCACTCCTCCGCTTCTGTGTCAGCGATTACTCTTTTCTTTTTTTTCATTTTCTCCACTTCTGCTGAAACGCTCTGATCGGAATAATTTCGCCCTCGCACCCGTCCGGCACATTGCCGTACATGATGACCTTGCTAGGGTGGAGCCGATCCATCATCTCCCGGTAGCCCTCCAGAAAAAGAGCCTTTGTGCGGCCGTTTGCCTGGGTGCCCACACTGGACACTGCCACGACACCACCAACCGGCTCACCGTCAAAGCACCAGGAAAAGCTATCCGGCTCTGCCCAGCTGATGGTGGGGATCACCGTGATGCCGTTCTGTTGCCAATAGGCTCCGACCCAATGTTTCCGGTAATGATTGTAAATCTGTATCGCCTTTGGGAAATCAGTGTAAGTAGAAAAGTCCGGAGTGAGAACCACCTGGAATTGCTGCATCATCCTCATGTAGACCTCTGGATTTGTCCACACTCTGGTAAACTGATAGTCGTCGATGAAAAAGTGAACCCCATGCCGCTCTGGCTCCTCACAGCTTCTGGCGTAGTTAAATCCGATCCAGTTCTCCGCCTCACACACATGAACGGGGCGAAGCTGGGGAATGTCATACTCTCCCACGCCCGGGAACATGGCCCGATTCAGATTCTCATAATTTCTCTGTTGTCGATACAAAGCCTCTGCCTCCTTTGTGGATAGGAAAAGCCGTAGACGGGCTCCAATAATGAAAATCCGTCTGCGGCTCTGTGTGGATGGCGGGAAGGTAGTTCTGGGGCGCATTGCTGCTTTGGGGAGGAGGCAAGCCCCATCCCCTAACTACATCGATCCACGATGTCATGATACCACAGGTGGTCGGGACATTGGGGACAAGTTTCAAAAATCCAGCATTTTTTGAAACTTTGGGCCAGACCGTTGAAGACTCGCTTCAAAAAAGCCTGCCTTTTTTCAATCGTCGGTCTCCCCATCCTGGGTGGCCTCCAGGTAGCGGTACACCCGCTTCTTCACCGCATCGGTGGAATTACCCCCGCCGATATGGGCGGCCACCTGGCCCCAGGACTGGCCCTCCACAAATCGCAGTGTCATGATCTTCCGGGTCAAACTGTCTGGCACGGCGGCGATGTATCGTTCCAGCCTCTGCCGCTCGTGAATACACTGGATCTGCTTGGCGGCAATGATGGCTTGCAGGTCAGTGAGCTCCAGCATGATGCGCTCCACGGGCTTTCCCGGCTCACCCACGCCGTGGGGCATTCCGTCCATGTTGGCCGTTGCCGGGGCCTTGGCGGTCTGCTCCAGGGCTTCCAGCCGCTGCTGGTCGTAGGCAATCTCCTGGTTCAGCCAGTACAGCTGAGATAGTTCTTTGATGGTCATTGGTTGTGTTGTGCCTCCTTTGCCTTTTCGATGCGGGCTTTCAATGCCGCCAGCAGCTGCTCTTGTGCACAGTCCTTGGTTTCCAGCGAGCGGATCACATCCTCATCGGTGCCGCCCTGGGTGATAAGCCGATGGATAATCACCGGCTGAGGCTGCCCCTGTCGGTGCAGTCTTTTGTTGGCCTGCTGATACTCTTCTAAGCTCCAAGTCAGGCCGAACCAAATTACATGATGCCCGCCGTATTGCAGATTCAGGCCGTATCCGCAGGAGGCAGGCTGTGCCAGGAGCAGGTCAATGTTCCCGGCGTTCCAGGCCTCCTCTTCCTCTACGCCCTGATACACTCGGACACGTAGCCCGGAACGGCTCAGGGTTTGGAGAATCCGCTCCCGGTCATGACGGAACTGATAATAGACAATGGCGTGCTGACCATTCAGCTGCTCCACCGTTTCCAGAAACACTTCTAGCTTGCAGTCATGAACGGGAATCACCTCTCCACCCTCATCGTAGACGGCTCCGTTGCACAGCTGGAGCAGCTTGCCGGTGAGGGTGGCTGCGCTGGTGGCGGTGATGGTCTCATCCTCCACCTCCAGGAGCATATCTTTCTCCATGCTGTCATAGGCCTTCTGGGCTTTGGCATCCAGCTTTACGGGGATGTCGTCGTAGATGAGCTCCGGTAAGGTCAGATAGTCCTCGGACTTCATGCTGATGCAGATGTCGGAGATGAGCCGATAAATCTCATCCGCCGCTCCCTCTTTGGGCGCATAGGAAAAGATGGTGGTTCGGCTCCGCTTGTCCGGTACGAAGAACATCTCTCGATACACAGAGATGGTTCGCCCCAGCCGCTTTCCGCCGTCCAGCAGGTAGACCTGCGCCCACAGGTCGGTGAGGCCGTGGGGAGAGGGCGTTCCGGTCAGCTCAATGAGCCGATGGATCTGAGGCCGCACCTGTTTCAGTGCCCGGAACCGCTTGGCCTGGTGATTCTTGAAGCTGCTGCTCTCATCCAGTACCACCACGTCAAAGGGCCAGGCTTTGCCGTAGAGGGACACCAGCCATTGCGTATTCTCCCGGTTGATCACATAGACATCCGCTGGGGCCGCCAACGCCTGCCTCCGCTGCCCCTCGGTGCCCAGCACCACGGACACCCGGAGGGCTTTCAGATGATCCCATTTCGCTTGCTCCTTGCTCCAGGTGCTTTCTGCTACCTTTTTCGGGGCGATGACAAGAGCTTTGCGCATGGCGGCCCGCAAATATTTCAGCTGATAGAGGGCAGTGAGGGTAATCACTGTCTTGCCCAGGCCCATATCTAAGAATAGTCCAATAGAGGGCGTGTCTAAAATCCGGTCGATGCAGTGTTGCTGGTATCCGTGGGGCACAAACTCAGACATTCTCTTCCTCCTGTGTAGCCCATCGAATCACTTCCCGGATCTTCTCCTCGCTGTCCACCCCCGAAAACACCTGGACGCCCATGCTCCGGATCCGGCTCTGCATCACACGTTGC